TTGTTATCAAGGGTTTCACAAGCTCAAAAAACTGGGACAGGCTGGGGAAGATCGGCGAGAAGATAAAGAATCTCCAGCCTTAACACTAGATGATATTTTACTCGCCGGAACAGAACGAGGTCTGACAGTTGCAGATATGAGGAAGATGCAACTCGGACAAGTGGTCGATTTTTGCATTGCATATAACGAGAGGCAGAAACAGACCGAGAAACAGGCGAAAAGAGAAGAGAAGCGTGGCAAGAAGGTAAAAGCCACGCAAGGAGATATAAACGCATTTTTCGGGTGATATAGATGGCGATAAAAGGTATAACCATCGAATTTAGGGGTGACACCACTAAGCTCGATAAGGCTTTAAGACAAGTTAATAATGAGACACGGAGCATCGACAAGGAGCTTCGTCAGGTCGATAAGGCTCTGAAGTTCAATCCGACCAACGTCGACCTGTGGAGGCAGAAACAGCAGCTGCTGAATCAGAAGGTCGGCGAAACTCAGGAGAAGCTCAAGCTGTTAAAAGATGCTCAGGCACAGATGGATGCTAGCGGAGTCGATAAAAACTCCGCAGAATACAGAGAGCTTCAGCGTGAGATCATAACCACAGAGGACAAAGCGAAGAACTTCGAGACGCAGCTCAAGAAGGTCGGCAACGTCAATATGAGGGCCGCATCCGAGCAAGTCAAGCAGTTAGGTAGCAATCTCGAAAGTGCTGGACAGGCTCTGATGCCTCTGTCAGCTGCAGGAGCGGCTACGGCTGCAGGAATCGGGACGCTGGCGTATAAGTCAGGACAGGCAGCGGATGACCTGAACACGCTGGCAAAGGTCACTGGTATCAGCACACAGGAACTGCAGATGTATAATGCTGCGTCCGATCTGGTCGATGTATCAACGGAGGCAATCGCCAAGTCACACATGAGACTGGCGAAGAACATGAAGTCCGCGGCTGATGGATCCAAATCACAGGCCGAGGCATTCAAGGCACTTGGCGTAAGTGTGACCAATGCGGACGGCTCGCTTCGTGGTACGGATGAAGTGTTCCAGGACGTTATAACTGCTCTCGGAGGAATGAAGAACGAGACAGAACGAGACGCGCTGGCGATGCAGCTGATGGGTAAAAGTGCGATGGAACTGAATCCGCTCATTGAGGATCAGGGCGAAACGTATAAGAACGTAGCGGACACACTGGCCAAGTATGATTTGAACTTCGTGGATCAGGAGACATTAGACAAGGCCAACGAGTTCAACGACACGCTGGACATGATGAAGGTCATCGGAACAACGGCCCTCATGTCTGTAGGTGCTGAATTGGCCGAGTATCTCGCTCCAGCACTTGAGAAGGTCGTCGGATGGGTCGGATCATTGGCTGAATGGCTGAGCAATCTCGACCCGAGAATCCTGACTGTCATCGGTGTTATTGGTGCGGTGGTGGCCGCAATAGCTCCGTTGCTGATCTTACTGGGTAAAGTCGCAACAGGAATCAGTGCGATCATGTCGCTGGTGGCTACAGTCGGACCGATGCTTTCGGGTGTCGCACTTGGACCGATAGCTATTGTAATCGGCATCATCGCCGCACTGATAGCGATCGGAGTCCTGCTTTATAAGAATTGGGACACCATAAAGGCGAAGCTGGCGGCGTTCAAGGACTTCATGCTGAACATCTGGAACACGATAAAGGCGAAGACCGTGGCGGTGTTTACGGCCATTAAGAACGCGATAATGACTCCGATCAGGACAGCGGTGGACTTCGTCAAGAAGATGATCGACAAAATCAAGGGCTTCTTCAAGTTCAAGGTTTCACTGCCACATATCAAACTGCCGCACTTCGCGATTAGACCGAAAGGGTGGCAGCTGAGCGATCTGCTCAAAGGCTCCATTCCGAGACTTGGCATTGAATGGTACGCAAAAGGCGGTATATTCAATAGTCCGTCCGTCATCGGTGTCGGCGAGGCTGGACCTGAGGCGGTAGTTCCGATCGATAAGCTGAACACCATGTTTGCAGGAATGGCCGATTCGATCGTTAATGGTATTGGTACGATGCTGGCGATGAATCAGCAGGACGGTGACATAGTAATCCCGATCTATCTGTATCCTAGCGGTCCGAAGATGGGCGAAGAAACAGTCAAAATATACGATAAATACAAGAAGATTTTGGGGTGATTAGATGCTTGGAGTATTTAACACGATAACGATAGACGGTAACACCATATACAGAGGCAACGACTTCACACTGCAGCGCGAGTTTATTTACGCCGCAGAATATGAGACTTGCACCGGCAAAAGATGCGCGGACATTGTCGGCTGGAGGTATGGAGATTTGACTATATCCTGGGACAATCTTCCGCAGACGCAGCTCGATTATATTCTGGGACTGACTGGCTTAGAAGTAGAATTTATTTTTTCTAACGAGGCTGGCGTAAGTGTGACGGAGAAAGTCCGGCCTTCGCTCGTATCCTCCCAGGCGTCGATCTATACCGATCCATTCGGAGTTAAATCGTGGAGGAATATATCGTTACAGCTTCAGTTTACGGAGGCGCATAACTAATGGCTACAATGGAAGAGGCAAATGCTAACAATATTCGAAATCGTACACGGATTAGCGTTTTTGTCTATAACGATAATCACAGCTTGATATTGAGAGCGAGCGAGAGCGCTGTTATATCTGCTACGTTATCGCTGCGTTCTGATTTATCGAGAGAAAAACCTTCCTTCCCGGAGTCTGAGATCGAGATGGAGATTTACTGGGAGGAGGATATATCCGATACACTCGCTAGCGCTGGCGTCGGCTTGGAGGTAAGTTTCAGATGCTATCCGGACGGAGTCTCCGACAACGTTCCGAGAAGGCGTTTTTATACGGATGAATATATAACATGGAATAATAAAAAGCTGCATATACACGCAGTCGACCAAGTCAACAAACTAGACGAGGAGCTGCCTCCGATTTATTTAGGACAGATCTGGCTTGCTAACAATACTATTTCTGATACTTATGTATTGTGCGCTCTGAATGGGTTGTTTGCGGATCTAATAGGTTCAAATATTGAATATCTCAATAACAGCTCGAACTATTTAGATATAAAAAATGCAGCTAATATCGAAGGAACGTTCTCGACAATACCGTCCGGCGGAGCATTAAACTCGATACTTCCGAGGATGACAAGGCGAGAAGCTATCTCGAAAATTATGCACCTTTGCCATTGGCAATTCGAAACGGGAGCATTACGAGACCGAAACAGCTTCTGGCCGGCTTATGTAGACGCTGGTATTCCTCGAATATCTAATATAGTTCCAGAAACGCCGCAATATACAATATACGAAGAGGACTGCGGAAACGTAGTAACATCAAAAGAGCCCGTATATAACGAAGTATCTGCGCTCGTCTGCAACGTAGAATGGTCTGGTTCTAGATTAAAACAGAATACGGACGTATCAGCAACGGCGTTCAAACAGAAAGGACTCGCGTTTAATTATAACGGGTTAATCTCGGATATTCGAGTTGGATTATCTCAGTCATGGGAGGGACCGAACGGCTCCATAATCAGCGGTTGGATGTACGAGACATCCTACGAACAGTTCGACCTAAAAGAGAGAGCACTACCAATTTCGAGCAACATCTATCCGTCAGATAGCAACTGGATGAAAAAACAAAAATATGGTATGTGGCTGCTCGACAATAATCCGGAGTTAAATCCATTCAGCTCTAGAAGTCATACGTTTATAGATTTGTCCGGGGCTAAATGGACTACGGCAAATATGGACGGATTTGTTCCAAACGAAACGCCGCAGGCTTGCTGGAACGACTGGATTACAGACGGCTCGATCGTTTCTAATGCAACGGACGCAGAACTTGAGACAAGGTCTCATTTTTTTATGCTCACTAACGACCATGTAAGCACTAAAACGAAAGCGGGCGACGGCGGAGCATTAGACTTAACAGATGACGTATTCTGGAACGGACACGCGAAAATGCAAAAGTACGACAACTCCGGGAGCATAGATCTGCTGCCAGATAAGGCGATAGAGACCGTACTAAATCAGTCGAACGTTATCGGCTCGTTTACCTGGAAGGGCGATCCGAGAATGCAGCCGCGCGACTTGTTTACGTTTGTAAAGGCCGGAACCGCATTAACAGACGAGAACGACGACGTCCTTCTTACAGAGAACGACGCGGAATTATGGATCAACGAGGACGGCGATCAAGTCGTCTGCACGATAGAAAATATAACATTAACACTCGAAAAGGGCGGAATGATCGCCGAGATAACGTACCGAGAGGGTATTTGTTAAGGAGGAAAAAATGAGCATTAAAGAATCAATGCTAAACATCGTTAGTGACTTGGCTCAGAATGATTACATTCGAGCGGTAACTTACGGCGGATATTCGAGGAGAGTAGAGGTCTCAGAGCTTGCGAAGTCCGTCGTAGAAGATTATACCGGCTCAAGTCTGGCCGGAGAGAATCAAAGCGTACAAGGTGCTTTTTCAGCGCTGGAGAACGAGATCCAGAACGTCGAGCAGGATGTTACGACCGAAATCAACGACGCAATATTGAACATACTCCCGACCGATACGGCTTCCGGGGAGATCGCGTCGTTCCCAGACGGCTCCGACTTGTCTCCGGCCCTCTCAGTCGTCGCAGGCATCGACCCAATCCAAGACCTACACGGATACGATGCTCCGTGGGTTGGGGGTGCAGGGAAGAATAAATTACAACAGTCATGGACAAGCCCATTAACAAGTAACGGAGTAACATTTACAAGGAACTCTGATGGTAGCGTGACGGCAACTGGTGGCACAAACGCAACACAGGACGCATATTGTTTTGCACAATTTTCTTTGCCAGTTGGAAATTATTATTTTACAGGTTGTGCAAGCGGTGGAAGTGCAGCAGGTACAAATGGGTGGAATGTGTATATATGGAACGGCACAACAAATGCACGTTTAAAGAAATGGAACGGAACAACAAACGCAGACACAAACATAAACACTACGACACTTGCACAGGTACAAGTTCCCAACACAACAGATTCTATCTATTATGTAATGCGTGTAATGAAAGGTACAACACTTCCTACTAATGGCATAACATTTTATCCGATGATTTGTGCATCAACAGAAACAAGTCCAACCTACAATCCATACGAAAACATCTGCCCAATAAGCGGAAGTGCAAGCGTGACGGTGACGGATTGCGGAAAGAATTTAGCCGACTATGAATACAGAAATCAAAGCCCATCAATTTCTACTGGGCAAATGGTTACATATGATTCATGGAATACCGACTTTATAAAAATAGACAACACAAAACAGTATTCTTTTGAAACATACAATTCAACGGCAGGCACTTATATTCTGTACTATGATTCAAACAAAAGTTTTTTGGGTTATGGTCGGTTTAACGCAAATACACATTACGATGTTTCTAACAGTCCGTATTATGCGAATACGAAATATATAAAACTTCGTGATGATAACGCAAGCGGTACAGACCCGCAAATACAGTTAGAACTTGGCAACGAATCAACCACCTACGAGCCCTACAACGGCACAACCACAACCACCCAACTCGGTCAGACAGTATACGGAGGTACGCTTGATGTTGTTAGTGGGGTGCTGAAGGTGGATAGGGCGATGATGGATTTGGGGACGCTATCGTGGACATATCAATCGGTTTGGGCATCGTGGTATACGGACTATATCGCTGATGTAAAAGGCACAAACACAGGGACGGAGATACCGAACTTTATAAGTGACAGATTTGAGGTCGTTCCTACAAACGAGGGTATGTCACCACAAGCACAAGGGTACACGGGCATATCTTCAACCACAAGGGGTTCAAGTGGGTGCAGAATACTTGTAAAAAACGGAAGCACAACCGAACCGCCGATAGGTCAACTCGTCTACGAACTTGCCACCCCACAGACCTACCAACTCACAGAGGCGCAGGGCGTCGAACTTTTCAAAGGCTATAACAACGTATGGAGCGACGCTGGAGATATGTCCGTTACTTACAAGGCAGATATTCAGCTCTACATCGACAAACAGACGAACGAGCTCAGAGTCGCTATTTTAGCATTATCATAGAGAGGAGAAAATAATATGTTCAGTATCCATGATTTCATTATGAAGACGCTCAGAGGAATGGTCGGGAATTATCCGGATTTTCAGATTATGGAGTACGCTCTTAACTGGTACGAGAAGGGCAAGCTCTCAGAGGAAGATCTCGCAGAAGTAGAATCCTGGTTCGAACCGGCGGAGGAAGAAACTCCAGAAGATCCGGCAGAAGACGAGCAGGAAGAGACCGAAGAGGCAGGCGAATAAAATCGTCTGCCTTATTTATCGGCATCACTTACAAAGAAAGGGGAGACCATGAACTTCGGAACTAAACTTCGGACGGTCCTGGCTATTGCGACGTCATTAAATACGGCGCTCATGGCTACGGATCTGACCGGCTTTAACAACGGAGCGATAGATACGGCGTATAAAATCGTCTCTATCGTCTTGAACTTTATAATCGTCGCTTGTGTGACGTATTACAACAACGACTATACGGAGCTCGCCTGCGAGACGACCGGACAGCTCAGAGCTAAAAAAGACGAGCAGAAGGGCATTAACGGCGAGTATTTTTATAACGACGAGGAGGTGCCTGGTAATGAATCCGAAAATCTATAAGCAGGCTGATTCGCGTTGGGG